ATCAAGATTATATGAACTTATTGATTTACTACAGGGGGGGAGGGAGGAAATTCGTTTCCTACTTTCTTTCCTGACTATTTCAAGATCTATCACTCTTAAACCAGTATTGAACGTGTCAACTATTGTTGATAACGGTCAAGATTTTACGGTTCCGAAAAGTGAATTAAAATCATTTCTCCATACATGTAGTAATATATGTAGGAAAAAAGACATTAATCTATTTAAGAGACCAAGGTTTAAGAATTTTCACTTATCGACTAAGACAGGTCCATTAGGTGTATCAACTTTGTCAGGTTGTTTCAAGGAGTTAAAACTTCTCCCAGAGACTCTCAGACAGAGTATATCTACACTTGGTGGTCCTGTTTTACGAGATCATATGGAACAAATCCTGCTTCATATAGAAGATATAGAGGATACTTTCCCAGTACTGGATGAGATTAAACACTCAGACAGTTTTAGGAGAATATCTTTCTTCTCAGACCCTGACGGAAAGACACGAGTGATCGCACTAGGCGATTACTGATCTCAGACAGCTTTAAAGCCTCTGCATGATCACGTGTTCCAAATCCTAAAGACCATCCCTCAAGATCAAACATTTGATCAGGGGGAAGGACTTGCCGATTTGGCCCGTCTGGGAGACACAGAATTCCATTGCTATGACTTATCCGCATTTACGGACAGATTCCCTCTATTTTTAATAGAAGAGTTTCTGACCTTATGATACGGATCAGACACTGCAAAAGCAATCTGTGATATCTTCGTTGGTTATCCTTTCGATTTAGAAGGTCAGAAGATTAACTACTCTGTAGGTAATCCAATGGGCTTCTATGGTTCGTGAGGACTTACAACACTATTACATCACTTCATAGTTTATTGGGCTTGCCAAAATCTCAATGAGAATTGGACTAAAGCTTCTTATAAACTATTAGGAGATGATATAATTATATGAAATAGAGACATTGCACTTGAATATAGGAGACTTATTCAATCCATTGGAGTATCTCTCTCTGAGCAAAAATCAATTATCGGAAAACCGTTATTTGAGTTTGCTAAGAAAGTTTACTACAATGGCGAACAAGTCTCCCCAATCTCTTTTGTCTCTTGACAAATATCGAGAACTTCCATTAGTGGAATTATCGATATGTATCATGAGACGCTAGAGAGGGGAGTAAAGTACTCTGATTCAAGTGAAACCTGAGTGCTTAACAACTTTTTCATGTTGAGTAATATTTTTTCAAAGAAGCGAAAACGCTTACTTAGTAAAAATTTGACTCGAATGATTAAGTTTCTAGTAGCCTTTTCTCAATTTAGAAGGGCAAAGATTGGTGGCGCAACACTCTTAGGAGAGTTGCTTGCACCTATCCCTTCTACATTGCATTGAAGTACTGAAAGGACCTGTAAACAGGTTCTCATGAAGTACTTTTCTGTTAAGCTACAAGAAGCACTTGAGTCTTTCCAGAGTGACATGTCAGAACGAATTATCGAACTGTTCATGAAACTTGGGAATTGGACTCCTCCTTACTCATCGACAGGTGCAGTAGATTCTGTATCTATTGCCCCGGTTGATAAGTCTGGGGTTGTTTATTCAGTTCCGCACTCATATATAGTTGGTCAATACATCGAACAACCGTATCTGAAGGCACAACAGAATATCCGTGATGTAGCCTCAGATCCGACCATTGTTGAATTACAAGAATCGGAGCTGAAGCTCATTGCATTA